CCCCAGTCTCTGTTGAGTACGTCAGTTGTTTGAGCCAACTTGTAATACTCAGTTGGGCCAAGAACAACATAACGATTGTCTTCAGGAACGTTGTTGATATCCATCTTCTCGGCTGCTGTCCATAGCGCAGTAACTAGGTTTGCACCTGTTACAGCTGCTTTGTTTGCAGCAACGATCTTGATGCGAGTACCACCAGGAAGATCAGTGTTGAAGTTAGTGGAAGTTCTTGCAGCTTGTGCAATAGTTGCAGCTACATTCTGGTCAAATGTATAAGCAAGAGCATTACCCATCTCAGTTGAATACTGAGATCTAACATCGTAATGATTCTTAGCCTCGTCTATATCTGCAATGAAAACATTACTAACAAGCTTGTCATCAATGTTGATGGTGGCTTCAGCATGCTTAATTGCGTTACCTGTCAGCTGGGTGCCTGGAGTGTGATAGGCAGTTGAACTGAGTCCAATTATTGGAAATTGGGCTGACTTACCTGAAGAGATTGTCCGCACATTGTGCAGAGTCTCGAATACGGTAGCTTTGCGGAAGGCTGATAGAACTTCTCCACTAAAAACTTTTAGGAAGAGAGCATCATAAGAAGAACCCGTATTGTTAACGAGACCCAGCCTTGAGCTGGTGAAATTAGCCATAAATTAATACCTAGAAAAAGAAAGAGGGTTTCCCGACCTCACTTCCTTCCACTAAGGGTATCCCTCGCAAGGGGCCAGAGTTTCAGTCAATAGGTCTAGATAGCTTAATAATAGCTCCTACATGACATTTGATCTAGAAAGCTTCTCTTCTACCTTTGCTCTATATGCAGGATCAGAAGCATAAAGAGGATCATTCATTGCAGCAATCACCTGTGCAGTTGAATCAAACTTCTCTTTAGAGCCTCTCCTGTTACCCCTTCCACTGACTAGCTTTGGCTCTTTATTTCCTTCAGCCATATAGCGAGCATGTAATCCAGCTACAGCAAGTTTTACCATGTCATAGTTTGGATTTTTAATTGCCATATCAAAAGCAGATTTTTCACTATCTGTTAAGACTCCAGCAGCCCAAGCAATCATTTCACCATAAGCTTTTTCTCCTCCATAAGCATTTTGAATTTCTTTAACTTGTCCTTGTTGTAAATCAGTATCTCTTTGAGCATTGAATTGAACGCCTTGAAGATAGGCTTCAACCATTTCACGGCTAAAACCTGCCTCATTTAATTCACCATAATCTTCATCAGTAAGTTGACCTGTTTCTTGCCAACGAGAGTTCATTCCCTCGTAATCAATACCAGCTTCATCAAACTTACTACCTATGTATTCACCATAGATTTCTGTCGCAGTTTGAGCAGTTTCTTTGTCTTCTTGTTCTGGCTCTGAATCAGTGATTCCAGAATCTTCTGTACTTTGTCCTTTCCCTAATTGCTTTTGGAGTTCGAGATAACCTTTCTCTAACTCCTCCTGCGATTTGTACTTACCAGCAAGCAGCCCAGATTCTTCTGTTGTTTCGGTTGATTCTTCTGGTGCGACTGCTGGTGTTGGAGCTTCTTTAATTGTGAGTGCTTCTGGCATGGTGGGTACTAGCGAATTGTGTAATGTTGATCGTCATCCTGAGTTACACCAGGAGCAGGGGCTTTAGCTTTAGGCTTCGCCTTGGGCTTGACCTCCTGTGAAACCGCTGGGGATTCCTGGGTCGAGGACTGGTTCGGGGAGGGCGTTTGCTGTGCCTCCTCCTTCGGTGAATTGGGGGCCATAAGGTGCTCCTTCTTTAGTGTAATTGTCAGCTACTTTCGCAGCTGCGCCTGATTGCATAGCAGTCAACATCATCTGTTGTTGCTCTGCATCCTGCTGTTGTTGTTGAGCTGCTATTTGCTCTTGTTGTAATTGCTCTGGAGTCTTAACTAGATTAGTAGTATCTATGGAACCACTCGCAGCTAAACGCCTAAGAGCTTCTCCCATATTTAAATACTGAGCCATGACTTCAGGGCCAAGAGCCTGATTAGCAATAGAGATAAACTCAACAAGTTTGTTGCGATCATCTCCTCGGCCAATAGCTTCTAAGCCTGTAACAGGTTTAGGATTAACTAATGGCTCTCCTGTTTGCTCACTATTAGGGAAGTTAGGTAATTTTTTCTGTCTTTGCAAGATGTAGATAAGTCTATGAACCAGTGGTAGCTGTAATTCTTGAGTAAGAATTGAATACAAACCACCTATAGAAGCTTCTAGTTCTTGTGCCATAAATCTTATTTCTTCTGCTGTAACTCTTTCACCAGGTCTTTGAATTGCAGTATTAAGTAAGAAAGCAAATTGCAATCTTCCCTCTATTCGTTCAATAGTTTGTTGAGCTATACCAAGGTCTTGCGCCTTCTGACTTTGAATAACAGAGACATCAGCGGCATTGCCTTGAATAATTGCTCCATTTGCTGCATTAGCAATTGTTCTTGGCCTAGTAGTTCCATTTGGATTAACTAAGAAAAGGATCTTTGCAGCGGCTGCACTACCTTCAAGAACGCTTTGATATAACGACTCAAGAGATAATAAATCTCCGTAATATTGCTCAACATAACTTCTCCCATACTCCTCATCTGAGAGTCGATTAAACCTCAATGGAATCCAAGGACTACATCTTTCTGGACACATTCCATAAGTATTTGGAATCTCTTCTCCCTTTGCTTCTTGATACCAAGTGCAAACCTTGTCATCAAATTTGACACATGTATAAACCTTAACTGTCTTTTTTACAGGACCAGTTGTTTTATCTTCTTCTAATTTGTCAGGTAAAAATCCCTTAGGAAGAGCATCAGGATAGACTTCTTCTTCAACAATAATTTCTTTAAGGCAACCCATTGGGTCACGTTGAACAACGTAATTTTGTAAATGAATAACTCTTATTCCATCTGGATTTACATAGAGCAATACATTTCCAGAAACAAGTAACTGCTTAAAAGCTTCGTGCATTGAAGCTCTAGCCGACATAGTTTCCAGCATTGTCATTACTGCTTGTTCAACTTTGACCAATGCAGTGTCCAATTCTGTCTTAATTTCTGGACCAGCTTCTTCTACATTTAAAGCAAGATTATCTATTTCTAACTTAAAGAAAGGAGTATTAGGAGGAAAAAGACTAAGACCAAGCTTATTTGATAAATGTAATAACCCTCTAGCTCCTGTTGATTGATAAGGAGTTTTTAATCTACCTTGATCTCCTTGTCCAGAGTCAGGAAAGAGACTTGGAATTGTTACTTTTGCACTATCTCTTGCTCTATCTTCAAAGGGATTTCGATTTGTTTTTAACTGTTCATATCGAGAAGCAATAGTACCTTCTCTTTTATCAGGTGCTTTACCTGGTTGGACATCAACATTAGTAGTTAAATTTAATTCCATAATTTAAACGATACCTAGACCTGTACCCTGAACATCTCTTTTCATTCTATCTTTACCGAATCCTAAAGCAGATCTGTCTCCTAAAGCAGAAGCAGCATATTCAGTGGTTCTTATTGGACCTTTTCCTGGTCTAGCTTCCGCAGCTCTTTTTTGTTCTTCTGATTTTTTTCTTTGCCATTCAAATTGCTCTCCCCATTGACGCTTACTTTCATCAAACTGTTCTCTGGATAATTGTAAGGACTGTCTTTGGAGAGCTAAACTTTCTCCAGAACCAGATCCTCCACCTCCGCCTCCACCGCACATAATCAATCCTCGGTAATCTTATTCTGTTCAGTGTAGACGGATTCAAGCATTCTTACCAATTCAACTTGACCTAAGTATCTCCATATCTCTCTATCAGGAGTATCGATAGAAGGACATTGATCTGGATAAACTTCTTTTAAACGACGGATGAGCATCTCATCAATCGGAGGCCAAAGCATTTCATCATCATTCATAGTTACTTAGGATCTTTAGGAAAGATATGAAGATCTTCTACTTCAAAGTCTAATACTTCCCAAGAATCAACATCAGAAGCAACTTGCCAAGCACTATCCATATCTTTTGCCATTACAACAGTTTGAAAACCACCTGCATAAACATTCATTCCGACAAAAGCAGAAGGGATTCTAATAACCCAAGCTCTTGGTCTTATCACTTTAACGTCCGACTTTTTCACGATTTGGGAGCCAAGTTTCTTTCCCTCGACTTTGAGAGAGCGACCCAAGAGGAATGCCAAGTATCTTTGCGTCGAGAGCCCCTTCAATATCTCCCTTGTACGCAGCCAGTTCAAGATCCCAGAGTTCTGCTTCACGTTCTTTAATAGCTCTATTTTCATCTATAGCAAGAGATTCATTCCAGTATTCAATAGCTCCAGCCAAAGCGTCTAATCTGTCATCATGTTGTAAACAATTTTTATCAACTGTTAAGTGTGTCATTTGGTGAAACAGCTGATATGCCAAGGCTGTTTCAATAGGATCATCTTCTCTAGGTTGTGAATCTTTTTCTACGACAGACCTATTAATTATCAATCTATGTTGATTTAATACTGGTTCAAGCGCATTGATTATTCTTCTTTCTTTTTGCATATTGCTTCTTACTGGTTCAATAGTGCATGGATAAATATTTCTCAAATAAGGCTGGAGTAAACTTTGTAACATTCCTTGTCCAAACTGGTCTTCAAGAAGAATCAGTTTTACTTTCTGTCGTTTTGCTGCTTGGGCTAGACCTTCTAAAACTGGTTCTGTATAACCTTCTCTAAAAGCACCGACTTCTAAAACAAATAAATTTCCATTTAATTGAGCGACTATTGCATAAGCAGTTTCATCCATGCCCCTACCTGAAGGGTCAACGAACATTACACATCCTTGAAACTCTATCCATTCTCCATGAATAAATGCAGGTCGATGATAGTAGTCACCACTAAAACCGACAGTAGGTAAATCATTAATTCTGTATTCAGCACCAGAAGACCAGACCAATTTCTCTGGAGCATTCTGATCTACTTCCATCACAATTAAGTCGCTTAACCTAAGAGGGAATTTCTGTAAGTCAGAAAGAGTAGTATCAAGTTGGAATTGAAGGGTAAATTGTGATCGTCCGTAACTGGCTTCTCTCTCAACTAAGTCCATCTCCGAAAAGCGATCAGGATCAGTCGGCATATTCTTTCTATCAACGCATCTATCCAGGATTACTGGAGCGAGAGCATCTCCATATTTATC